CCTGGGTTGTTAAAATTTAAAATATCCCATATTGAGCGATACTTTATCATTTTATGAACTACTTCGAAAACTTTTGCATGCTGATATTCTAGCGCGCGAGCACCGAAAATGTTTCCGTTAACTTCTGCATCAGAAAAAATATAATCATTTAATTTTTTATCGCCAGTGTAGCCGACTTTCATAGATTGATTAAATCTTTCATCATTAATTAAAATTTTACCATCAAGGTTATGGTAAGGAATGTGTGAAGGAGTTTCACGAGCAAAATTTGCTACTATTTTTTGATCTTTCATTTAAAATAACCTCTTATTTAAGTCTGATGAATGACAATTCACCGGGAGCTGTTGTAGTTAATTGCCAAGCCGCATTAGGAATTAAAGTTGTAAAGCCTGCGTCAGCAGCGTTAACAAAATCACCGGCAATAAAACCACCGTTTGCAGTATGATAAAAATAAACAAGCTCATCAGGAGCTACAGCAACGCTAGCCACAACGTTAATTGCGCCTTGGCGTAGAATACTCATAGTTTGGCCTTCTTTATAAACCGCTAGATTGCTACCAACTGTTAGATTCTCAAGTGATCCGTCACGAATAGTGATACCTAAGAATACATCGCCACCGGCGCTTGGTAATTTTGCTTGTCGATCTGGATTAGTTCCACGAGTGACGGGTTTACCGAATTCAATAGTAGCATCTTCAAGTAGAAAGCTAGCTTTTTCCATTGGCTGCACATCTTGCAAAATACCCGGAAGGGATCTGCGAATATTAGTGATAGTAGTTTGGACCGACATTTTATTGCACCTTTTCTTTGTTAATTTCCAAATCCCGCTTTTCTATAGCTAGTTCTTTTTGCGTTTTTTGCTGTTGAACTTCACCTTTTGAAAAAGCAGAATCATTTATTTTTTTTACAACTTCGGAATGGCTTTCTTTTTTGCTTTTACCGTAAAAAATAGAAGCCTCCAATGTTGCACTTACTGAAACATCGCATTTATCAGTATCATCATAGCTATCATTAAAGTGCTTGATAGCTGCTACTTTAATCTCTCTATCTGTTTTACCAGAGAATTCAAACTCTGGGATATATTTGCTTACTGAATCAACTAGATTAATTCTTTCTTGAACTTTAGAATTAATTAAGTCTTCATCATTAAGTGATTCTAGCTTTTGCTTAATAACTTCGTTACTTGCTTCAAGCTTAGTTTTTTCATCATTTAATGTTTTAACTTTCTCTTCTAATTCTAAAATTTTAGATTCTTTTTGGCTATTAGAATCAATTAATGTGGAAACGGCTTGCACTGCTTCGTCATTAATAGAAACATCAATACCGTTTATTTTAACTTTTGACATATTTAAAACCTCTTTTTTTTCATCAATAACCTTGCAATCTTCACCAGCGCGAGGCCTTTCTGTTAATGCTACATGGTTTCCTTTCATAAATACAAGCTTCGCGTCGAAATTTTCACCACTATCAGTCATTCCTTTTTCAACTATTATTTTTCCTTTATAACCGATAGATAAAAAACTTTTCCCAGATTCCATTTCGTCAATTGCTTTTTGATCTGTAATTGTAATTCTGGACTTCATGGAATCGCCATCTTTTGAAATTATATCCCCGATTGTTCCAACGGATACAGATTTAGCGTTTTTAGAATTAACTTCTCCTCCAGCAGGATGCCCCAAGGTTACTGGTTTGTTTGAAAAGCTTTTTAGTGTTGCATCATTGAATAATGTTGAGGCAGGACGGTAAACTCTGATTTTTTCTTCTGGGGAACTTGCGCCAAAATCTTTATAGTTTCCGAATTCTCCGGCGTGATACTCTGCTATGCCAACTTTTGACATGATAGCATCAGCCTGAACGAAACCTTCATCAGTAATTATTCTGCTTGATATTTGAAAAGAATCGCTGAAGTTATGATTTACTTCGTTAGTTGTCATTTAAAACTCAAAATAAATGTAATGTATAATTAATAACATTGTTTTTAAAAAATAACAACAGCTTCCGCTACACATCTACATAAAATAGGTTGACCTGGGTCAAGTCCATCTGGCGGGCGCTTGCTTGGATCTTTCCAGCTGAATTGCGAGCCTTCTAATTCTCTGTGAGCGTGCCTAACTCTATTATCCTTTGAAGTTCTCCACTTATAATCCGTTATCCCTAGATTTTGTTGGCGTTTAGAATTAACTTGCCCATTAAGTTTTGCCGTTTGATCTCGTGCTATAATCTTAGCTCTGCGCTGTGTTATTCCCAAAACACCGACATTCTTGGCATCTTTCCCTTGAGTCAGCAACTGCTTTGCGATTGTTCCAGAACTCAGGCCATCAGAAATGCCTTCAAGCACAACATTCTGAACTCTTTGAAAGTACTCTTTTGGTATTGATTTTATTAAATTCACGTTTTCTTTTACGTGCGCATCTATTACAGTTTTTAGTTTTTCATCTTCAAATATTTGTCTTACATTTATTCCAGCCACTCTTTCGAAAGCAGCTAGAAAGTTACTTTTATGGAAATAATCAACATCAATTGCATTCTGCCTTGCTGTTAAATAAGCAAATCCATCTATATTTATAAAATTTGATGCAATAGAATTTATTAGACTTCTAAAGTCGCTTTTTGCAGAATCATTGATATATTCACTTTCACGCGCTTGTAATTCCGGTATGACAAAGCTTTTAATATGAATATTCATATTATGTATAAGAGAATTAAGAGAATTCCTGTATCTTGATTCAGCTCTGAATGGGTGCCTCGCCGACGGAACTATCATCCTGTTCCTCCGAATCCCCGGATTCTGCGTCTTGATCAATTCTTGTATTAGCGCCATCGATATCCTCATTTGTAAATTGAGCCGGCATTGCATCATCTATATCAGCATCAGAAATTTGATATATATTTTCTTTTTGCAATTTCTTAAGAATCATTTCCTGGGTTATTATGCCAGCATTGAAATAAGCTATATCAGTTTGCGAGTTTTTTAATTCAATGTCAGCCTTTTCTGTATCGCTAATTTGCCAAAGACTATTAAATTCAAAGGTTATATCATCCGGCATAAAGCCAAGCGCTGATCTAAATAAAACCTCGTCAAGCCGTACCAATGCTGGCTTTAGCTTTATAACCTGCTTTAGTTTAATATCATCATAGTACATTCTAAGGTCGTTTTCGCCAGTGTCGCTTAACCCTGTAGTGCCCTCGCTCAAGAATTTAGTAGCCGGAATTGATGCAGCTGCGCTAACTATTTTTAAAAACACATCCTGAATTTGCGGCAAGTTTGAGAAATTTACAGTTTTTCTGTCGTAGTCCTCCTTTCCATCTAGCAATAGCATGCTAAAAGTACTTTTTAATTCATTTGCTATTTCAAAACGTTTTCTTAATGCATCCTCACCGCATGTGCCTGATAGTATGGCAGAAAGATTATTTACTTTAATGATATCGACGTTAGCCTCATTTATCAGTGACGCTATTACGTTATTAACACTCTCGCTATTACGTATAGATTCATAAAGAGAACTTACTATTGAGTCACCCCAAAAGAAATTATTAAGGTTTCCGTTCGCCCTGCTTGCTGGCTCACCTTTCAATATTATTATATGCGATCTATGCACGCGCATTGTTGCCTCTGCAAGCCAATAATATTCCGGCTCTTCAAAGTCATCACTGCTCGGATCAAAAAAACCTATATTTGTATTGTAAACAGTAACGTAAGGGCGTTCTATTACGTTTATATTTAATAAATCTCCTTCTTTTATAGCGTCTAAATCCAAAGGAATGCTAACGTCTTCTTGTCCTTTCACAGATAAAAATAAAGCACAGCCACCATATAACCTAGACCAACGTATAGCTGTATTTATTTTTTCTATAACCTTAACCCTATCTTCTTCCTTTTTTATCTTTAATATTTCGTTTGATTTTTCATTCTTAGATGAAAATTCTCGCCATTCTCTTACCATGTCGTCAGCTACGATATTGACAACTTTATTAGTAGCCCAGCTTGTTCGATAAGCTGAACTTAATTGTCTAAAGTCTCTTTCTACGTTAACATCAGAAAAGAAGGCATTGGTCATGCTGTCCTTCCTCGTTCTCATTCCTGTGGTCAAGTTAGTAAGAGAATCTCTAAAAAAAGTGGTAATCTTTCTCATTTTAAACCTATGCGTTGGTTTTATTGTCAATAATATATATTATACAGAAAAATTATATATTGATATCTTAAACCCAATCTTCGTATGAAAACTCATCTTTCGGGGAAAATACCATCATTAGCGCATCTGCAAGATTTGGTGATTTTGAACCTTGCGGCTTCTTATCAATTATTATCTTTCCTGCGCCATTCTTTGAATATGTGGGTTGTGATAATTCAAGGACAAGTGAGTTATAATCGGGGCATGAGCTGCTTATACTTATTATTTCATCTTGATTGAATGGTAAGCCTTCAACTACAGCCCTATATGTTTCCTGGAATCTCTTTCTTAATGACCACCAGCTTTGCGCCTTTAGATTTAAAAAAGAATCAGCGTTTTCAGTTCCTTCTATCATTTCCCCGTCTCTATCGACTACGGACAACCCGCCTTTGAATGGAATTACGTTTATCTGTGAGTTTTTCTTTAATATTCTCCTAGCGTCACCTTTCACGCCTGCGCCTACACCATCAGCATCATAGTAAAGTTTTCTATATCGATTTTCTTCGCATATATCTATAGAACGTTCTACAGTTTCGTATATGTCAGAGCCTTTCCCAGACCATTTCTCTATATATTCAACTAAAACCCCGTGTATTCCTACCAGCGCGTTTAAGTCTGCCCCCTCGTCAGCGACATCTAAAGCTGCAATTTTACGGCCTGATATTTCTATATCTAGTTTTTTATGTGCATCAATTGCTGATTTAACCCATATTGCTGGTATTACAATTCCCCTAGCTGATGCGGAATAATCTAAATCTAGTTCTTGTGCTATAATTACCGGATCATCAATCTTACTGCACTGCTCGTCATACCAGGCCTGATCTTTCCTATTGTCATCTGTCCAGTGAAACGAGAATTTAGGTATATTGCATTTTGAAGCCTTTTCATAAAACGGGTTATTAGTGCCGTTTGGGGTTGATACATCCATTCTGCAATTTGTCGTTTGAGATAATGCAGCATCAACTTGCTTTGCTCTTTCAACGAACGCGAACTCATCGACTATATATATAGATGCGCGGTCACCTCGACCCATATTATCGCCAGCCTCACCGATGATCATTGATTTTGTTTTAGGAAAAAAAACTTTCATATGTGATGAATGCTTGCGATCATCCCAATTGCCTGTAAATTCATTCGGTAAATTTCTTAAAAACATTCTGGATTTTTCAAGTATGCTCTTAGGATCACCACGTTTGTCTACGTATATCTCTTTACGCGAACCAAAGCCAGCCACAAAATTATCGTTAAATAAACACATAGACGTAGCTAAAGCAACCGAAAGCCACGAAACTCCCATGTCTCTAGACTTTTCAGTAATTGAGTTTTTCTTGTTTTTGTATTGATCCATGAAAAAATCTACCCACTCGACTTGGCGAGGGAATAGCACAAACGGAATTATGGCTGGAAGGCCGCGCTCTATGTTTCGTGGGTCAAAAGTGCAACCCCAATCTATTATAAATTGCCCAGGGTTATTTTTATAAAAATGCTTTGAATATTCGAAAAGCTCAGGATTAGCGCGTAGCTTTTTAAGCCGATCAAGCCGCCATTTGAAAACAGATATATAATCTGGATTTTTGAAGTCGAATGGAAATGGTATTATTGCGCTCATCTTTCGATAATAGCGCAATATGTTTATTTTTTAAATTGTTTAATTTTAAGATTGGTTTGTTATCTAGTAGATCTATCAGATAATTGCCGCTCTAAGTACTCATTTTTTTTTATCGAAATCCCCCCTCCGGGTATACAGGAAAAACATCTAAGATACCTGTAGATCTATCAGATAATTGCTTTTGCATGTGAGTATTATATGACGCCAGGTGCCCAAAGATTGCATAGTCGTTTCAAGACTACCAATCCTTCAAAACCTTAGCTAAAAAACATAATAGCAGAATGTAGCTTATAGTCAACAAATTTAGCATAATCATTTATTTAAAGAGCAAAAATCAGACTGCAAAGATTCTGCAAATTTAATACATTTTTCATTAATAGATTTAATTTCGCTATATCTCAATTTGAACACTGGTGGCACTGGTAACACTCACAGCTCATAATTAATACCTATCTAAATGATTGTTAATATCGCTCTTCTCTTCTTCACTTTCGTAATAGTGACCGTAGTTTTTAAATCTATCTGAGCTTCCATACTTTCTATTTTCGCATAAATGCCTGTCTATTCTTGCAACGTAAGAATCTTGATATTCTGTATTTACTGGCTTTTTTCTTTGCATTTTATGAGCTCTAATAATTTTATCTTAACATGCATATTCTTTATCAATGTTAGTTTTGTATTTTACCATCATTAAAAAATCATTTTCGTTCATTCTTTGTGTTATATCGCCATCTTCATCAGTGAATAATACGTTATACCCTTGCGCGTGATATTGACAGCATTGTATATTTTTTAATTCTTTATATATAAACCCATTGATCATATATATAGCAGGTATCACGGAACCGATAATTATACTAACATCTTTTATTTTTTTATAAATTGTAACATCTTGCATTTCTTCAGATTCAAAGCATGGGCCACAAATCCCGCAATAATTATCAAAAACTTTACTCTTTAGTTGCTCGCTAATAAGCTCCATTTTAGTTCTATGAGATGTTTCGTATAAATCTGTAATTCTATTGCTTAATTCTAAAACGACTTTATTAAATTTCTTTTTTGTTATGAACATCTTTATACCTCATAATTAATTGCCAGCCATTTGTTCAGCGCGTCTACGTGGCTCATTCCAACCCGAAAAATGAAAAATATTCCGGGTCGCTCTCTATATCGTCACGCATGGCTATAATATCACCTTGATATTGTGTCATTATTTTTATATTTGTTAGCTTATAATAAGTTTCATCTTCCATAATCGGAAAATTCCTATTCCAGTTCCCGTGTGTGATACTTGTGCCATCAAAGAACTTTATAATCATCTCGCTACCTAGTTTGCCAAATGTTGGGAAGTATCTATAATGATACACAAACTCTTCTATATCATAAAATTTACATGGACCTTTAACAGCTATAGCGATAACATCGCTAAAATCTTTTCCTATATTTTTAAGTAATTTTATAGTTTCGTCTAGGAATTCGCTTTTTAAACATTGCATTATTAAATCTCCTTTTTATCATCGCGTTAAGATTTGTTTTTATTCAAATTTTATAAATGAAAATAATTAATATGCGGCTAGGCCTGGATTCGAACCAGGGACACGATACTCTTCAAGAAACTGCTCTACCAGCTGAGCTACCTAGACACGCGCTAATAATATATTCTTTGAATTTTTAAATCAATATTTATTAGAATATTATGCGCATAAATTTACTTCATTGCATCCCTGTATTGATTAGCAGCTGTAACTGGATCATCTGATAATTCATTACTGAATACCGTAACTGTAGACTCTACTGTAGCCGATGTTTTCTTAGGTATGACGTAATCCATAAACTCCGTTTTCCCCTTGCTCAGCAGGTTGTGCGCAAGCTTAGCCATGCCTAGCTCCAGTATCGTTGAGTTTTCGTTTTTAACAATATCTGTTAGCTCGTCCTTATTCATTGCTGAAACTTTATTAATCATAATATTAATTTCATTTTTCGTATAGCCGTTTATTTTTAATTTATTAACCAACTTACGAGGGCGACCTTTTGGATTTCCACTTTCGCCTTTTTCCCAATTTTGAAGAGTCCCGCCATATTTTCCAGGTACTTTCTTTACCATTTTAAATTACCTTTTTTCCATTGTTCTAAACATTGCTTACAAGTTGAGCACCATTTTTTAACACTTTTAAATTTGGATATAAATTGATCACAAATGTTCTCCTGGGCGATTTATACGAGCCCAATGAGACACAGCACTTTCATGATGCTGAATGGCTTTCTCATAAACTTTAGCTTCATCTATATATATATCTTTCTGCTGAACCCAAATTTTATCATCACCTTCATGATTCATTTCTAGCCTTCCAACAAATACATCACCGATAGCATAAAATAAAACCAAATCGCTACACATACCGTCATGCTCTGCTATATTGTTATTCAACTCTGGCAATTCATAACCGCACCTAATCCAATCTATTGACATATCACGCCCTAATATTTATTCTTAAAAGTAAAATTTATTATAACAATAAACGATAGACACAAGATTCCAGCGTATAGTGTGTTATAAAAAACAAAAGGATATGTCTTTGTAGCTAAAAATATACATATTAAAAAAGCTGCATATAACAAACCTACGACAACATTTATTAGTTCTTTTAAATTTTTATCCATTTATTAAATCGCTATATTTTGATACTTTAGTCACAAAATTGTACCTAGCATCATTTAAAGTATAAGTTTTGTATTCAACTTTATAATATTCATAATTTTCTAGCTTCCCATTGCTTTCTAATTCACTAGCTATTTTTTTATCAATAATGAATGTCTCACCATCAAAGTTTAACGTCGAATAGTTTTCTACATTTTTTATCTTTTTAAATGAATAAGAGTACCCATAGAAATAGCCAGTACTATCTACTTTGCAAGCTCCACTATCTATTTTAGATAAATTGCACTTGTTTTTATCAGATAAGCTGCAACCTGAAACCATCAAGCATCCAGCTAAAATCCCTATTTTTATATATTTTTTCATTTTTTCCTCTTATTTTTCTTTTTTTTAATTAAATCTTCCGCTGATATAATTATATACCTCGGTATAAATTCATCATCCATATTTAAATATTTATTAATAATCCTAAGACCTCTTTCGCAATATTCAGCTAGTTCTCGCTGTTTAATTCCGTTAACTTTAAGTCTGTATTTTAATCCCATATCCTCAACCCCTCTAAAATAGAAAATATAGAATATATTACCATAATTTTATTTTTTAGACATCTTTAGAATAAACTCTCTTTCCAAAAACTCCTTAGTTTCAAAATAGTTAAGTCCGTATCTTTCCTTAAAGATTTTAGCGTATATTTCTTCTCGATGAATGCTTATACTTTTATCAGCAAAAATTCCCAACTTAACTTGTATACCCTTTACTTCTAAAATATTAACAATTATTTTCTGTTCTTCTATTATTAAGTTTTCACCTTTATTTCTTTTTAAAACTAGCATTATCATATCTCCAATTTAAAAATATCCCCATCTTCATCTTGATAATCTTCATTTGATTCATCTTGTTTCCCGATAGCCATATCAACTCCTTCTTCAATTACTTCAAATAATCTCGATCTGCAATATTCCCCTGGTACAATTCCAGCTTCAGCTTCAGCTTTAACTTGACTTGATTTAAGTCTATCTTTGAATGCTTCTACCTCTTCCCAATTTTCCTTAGTAAAATCACCAACTTCGATTTTTAGTTCTGTTATCTCACATAAAAGACTTTTCATACCTTCAAGTATTTCATTAACAGTTATTAAATCTAACTTCATAACGCCTAGTTTAATCTTAGTATCAAGTTTGCTAATCCTGGTACCAAGTTTGTGCAATCCATTCTCTAAATCCATAACCTTATCTAGTTGAGTTTTTTTTGGTTTATTATTTCTCATTAAATATCTCCTTTTAAAATTAATAATTTTTATGCGCAAAAAGAAAGTATATCTTTAACGCTTCTATTTTTGTTTTAAATATGCCCATTGCCATGCTCATCCGCTATTATCGTTACTATCGTTATATTTCTTTTTTTCAACTTAAGATTCCGTCATCCATAAATAAATTTTCTAAAATCTGCAATACTTTTTAGTGATTCCTCAGCATCTCTATTATTTATGTTTATTTCTATTCTATTCAGATAATTATCAAATTCAGAAAATATTTCTTTCATTAAGCATTTTTTTCCCTTTTCTATAGCATGTTTTACCTCAGAATCTTTTGCGCGATTATGAAATGCTATTCTTATACAAAATTTAGCTTTAAGTAATCGAACAGACATGTAATTATCATCACATCGCGTGATTTCAGTATCACATGTGATAAGTCTCAATTTTTCATTAGAAAAATCATCATACCGTTGCCCTATCTCGTGTCCCATACATAAAGACTCATATATTTTATTCATTCTCGATTCTCTCCTGAACTTCTTCACGTTGAACTGAGATGCTTTTTGGCGCATCTATTCCAAGTCTTACTTGCGAGCCTTTCACACCAAGCACAGTAATTTCTATCTCACGGCCATTAATGCAAACTTTTTCTCTTATTCTTCTAGTTAAAATCAACATGTCATTCTCCTTTTTTTAGTTCAGCAAGCGCGTTATCGAAAACTTCTTTAGTAACTTCTTTGTTCAGCAGCCAGTACCCTTCTATTTTGTCATCAATACCAACGCATAAAATACAGTTAGAGCAGATACGGCAGTAGTTGCAATTGTAGCATCTGAAGCAGTCGTAGCAGCTATAGCAGTCGTTGCAGCTGTGGCATAAAATGCAGTCTTTGCAGTCGTAGCAGTTTTCGTAGTTTTCGATAGCAATACTGTCTCTAGATAGTTTGTCAAACTCCTCCAGCAGTTCTTTTTTATTCATTGTTATTCTCCTTTTTTTCTGCTTGTAGATAAATCAAGAGTATGAACGAAAGGAAGCATGCAACCGATCAAATTTGCTCGCGTTAAATCAGTGCTGATTAAATTAGTAGCTATCATTATAGCATCTCTAAAATCAGCTCCACCTGCATTTGCAAATTCAAGACTGGAAAAACTTAAGTTTGCGCTTTTAAAATCAGCGCCTTGCAGTTTTGTATTTTTAAAATTACTACGACTTAAATTTGCACGAGAAAAGTTAGCAAATCTTAAATCAAGATTGCTAAAATCTTCACCCCTCAAATCTTTTCCGCTGAAGTCTGCTTTAGCCCCGCCATTTTTTGCAAGAAATAGCTGATGTTGTTCAACCATGTTATCAAATTCTTCTTTAAGCATTTTCAAATCTCCATTTCTGTTTTAGAATTTTTTTAATATTGATTGTTAAATTCATATCTACGAATGAATTCTTTTTTAGATAAGCCGTTTCTATGCCCGCAAAAAAAATAGCAGTTAGCATCTTCGCTAAACCTAAAGACCTCTCCAGTCTGATCATCAAATCTATATTTATCCAGTTTCATTTTAATGCTCCCACTTTTTAAATGTTGTCATGTCAAATCTACGATTTATTTGTATAGCGTCATTGCTACAAATACAATTATACGCATATTTTGCTATGCGTCAAGAGTTTATTTTAATTAATTTCGTTTTATTTCTGATAATTTCATTAGCTATATATTAAGCCTAAACTGATCCCCCAGCCTCCCCCAGTCTCACCCAGTATCAC